GTGAATGCAATAATATTAATAGAATTATTAAAGAAAGTATTAAAAAATTACGAGAAAATGATTTTATATCAGATAAAGGACAAATAGTTTTATTTGAATATATAGTAATAAACCCAACAATGGGAAATACAGGTGGTAAGAAAAAATCTAGAAAGAGTAAAAAATCAAGAATAAATAAGAAATCTAGAAAAAACAAAAGATCTAAAAGAAAGAAAAGATCTAGAAAAAATAAAAAATAAATGATGTATTTGAAAAATTTTTTATTTTTTTACCAATTTAGATTTCCACCCATTACTACATCTCCTCCCACTGTAGGTCTTGATGATCTATTGTTAGAAATTCTATAAGGAACTACAGAAGCTAACATAGGAAATTCAATAGGAGCTGTATTAACTACTCGAATGACATTACCAGATCCTGGAGTTTCGATAATACAAAAGAATGGTCGATCACAACCATCTTCGCTATAAAATTCAATAACTTGTTTATTATTATTAGGTCCTTGTAGAAGTTCAATTCTTGAATTTAATGGTCTTCCATCAGTTCTTAAAAGAACTTGAACGCTATCTACAAGTGGATTAAAAGGATATGTTCTAAGTGCTCCTCCTTGAATTGTTGTACCTGATGATAAACATTCAACGTTTGGTGTTTCAATATTTTCAGATGTAACATAAGTTGTTAGAGGAAATTCAACTTGTCCAATATTTTTAATAGCAACAGTATTCGGTCCTCTTGGTGTCTCAAGAACAGCTGTAAATGGTCGAATAAGACCATCTTCAATATAAATTCTCATTTTACAAGGCGTATTGTCAGGTCCGTGCCATAGTTCAACATCACCGTCAATTGGTCTACCTTCACTACTTAATGTGACTTGAACTTGCTCAACAAGTGGTGATTTATATGACCAAGTTCTAAGAGATCCTCCTTGAACTAAAATATTATTAAGATCCATTAAATTTTTATAGTTAAAATTAATTTTTTCTTTATTACTTGTTGATTGTAGATAATCTTGTGATGACATCATTGGATTACTAATTTTTTGACTAGATAATGGATTAAGATTATTTGGTAAAATAAAACTATAAGTAGTGCCTAATGTGAAGAGTAAAGAGTTGAAAAGGTTTTTCATTATAGTTTAATTTATAATTTAATCTATAAATCAATTTTTAAAAAAATTTATATTAAAATTGAAAAATAGAGTTCCAACCCATACTCATTAAGTTTTTTTTTTTATTGAAATTTAATATTAAGTATAATCCAAATATAATAAATAAAATTCCTAAAATTAAAAATATATATTTATATTCTTTATATTGCTTTACTCTTTTACTTTTATTATTAGGTTGATTACTTGAAATAAAAGTATAAATGCCAACATATCCAAAGAAAAAAGATAATATAATACCAATAATACTACTAATTTTTCCTATAATATTTAAAGGTTTTTCAAAAGTTGTATTAATATTATTTTGAGCTTCAGCAAAATTTTTTAACATTTTAATATATATTTATATTTATTTTAATTAATATCAACATGCGTAAGCATATGTCTTCTACAACAATATTTATTTAATTTTAGTAAATCCATAACTTCTCCCTCTATTGTTTTTTCAGTATTCTCTTTGGTTAAGTAAACAACCTTTTCAATATTCATATCATGAGGAAGTTTTCTTTTTCTAACTTCAGTTTGATACCATCTATATTTATTTGCTAGAACTTCTCCACAGGTAAAACATTTTACAGGAATCAGCATTTTTATTATAAATAGTTATAATTTATTTATTAAATCAATTTTTAAAATAAATAAATTAAATATTAGGATTAAAAGTAACTTTTTTAGTTAACTTTTGATTTTTTTTTCTTTGGAAATTTAGATTAAATACTGCAGCAATAATAAAAATAGCTAATAAAATAACTACTACTAAAGTTATTGCTGGAAAATATTCTTCAAAAAATTCAGTAGCATTCATATATATCTTATAAATATAATTTTTTATATTTCTTGTATTGTATATCCATTTGTAGTTTTAGTAACTTTATGTTCTAAATTATTTTTATGAATTTTATTATGACATTCTTCACAAATATTGATTAAATTAGCAGGATGATTTAATCTAAATTCATTATTGATATATCCATTAATTGAATTTTTTTGATGTTGTAAATGATGGATTTCGGTCCCTTTTTGTTTTTTACAAATTTCACACATATTTTTAATTTTATTTTTATTGTATTTACAGCCGTCTTGATCTAATATAGATAATTGATTAGAATATTTAATTCTTAATTCGTGAGCTCTTTCTAAAAATTCTTCAGGTAAATTGAGAGATTTGCAAACTTCTAATCCATACATATTATTTCCAGGACCAGATTTTAGTTTTCTATCATAAATTAAACATTTGTTTTTAAAATCATATATAACAGACATATGATATAGTCTTAAATTTTCCAAATTTTTTATTTCTGTATAATTTATAATTTCATGAAAATGTGTGGCAAATATAAAACTGGATTGTAATCTATGTAATTTTTCAAGCCCAGCTGTAAATATACTTAGAGCTGATGAACTTTCAGTTCCAGAACATAACTCATCACCAAGAATAAGACTATTTTTTTGAGCGAATTTTAATATAGTTCTAAGCTCACACATCTCAACTGCAAAAGTTGAAAGCCCTTTAAATATATTATCATTACCTAAAATTCTTGTAAATAAATAATTGTAGGGATTATATCTAAATTTACTAGCTGGTACAAATAACCCCGCCTGAGCCATTATAATTGCTATACCAATAGATTTTATAAAACTAGTTTTTCCAACAGCATTGGTACCATATAATAATATTCCTTTTTGTGTAATTCCAAGATCAAAATCATTTGTTACATATAATTCTTGATTATTTAATTGTTCAATCAAACAATGACGTATCTTTTCAACTTCAACAAATGATTCGTCACTTTCTACAATTTCAGGTTTACAATAATTATATTTAGTTGCTAAGTAAGCTTTACATTGAAGAATATCACATTCTTTTGCTAATGAGATTAAATTATTAATAAATAAAAATTCATCATTATTTTTATCATCTAATATTAATTTTCTAAAATTTGATATAATTTCTTTATAAACAGTTATAATATTTGTTATTAATACATCTTTGGCATTTTGAATTGTATGAGATAATTTATTAATTTGTTCACTTATAATAATACTATTTGATTGATTACCTCCATGAGGCTTAAAATCTATACTTGATACATCAAGTTTAAATGTTTCAATATTATTAGAATATTTAGAGGTATATGTTATATCAATATTAGATTCAATATTTTTAGAAATCATATTTTTTAATAGAGAAATTCTTCTTTTTGTTCCAATTAACATAGGATCCATTTTAGGTGTTTCATGAATTTTAACAAAATCATTTGTTTTTACTGTTTTACTTGTTTTTTCAAACTGTTTAATAATTTCTGAAAAATATTCTCTCAAAGCTTCAAATTGTTCTCTGGAATCTATACAGTTTTTTATTTTAGAATCTAATTCATTATTTATAGATTTATTTATAAAACAAATGTTATCCAATGAAAAATTATTTAATCTCTCTGGAGATAAATCATCAATATTATTAATTTTATTCAATATAAAATGTTTTTTAATAAAATCTTCATAAATTTTGGTTTGCTTTTCAAAATCTTTATTTAATTTTTGTTCGAAAAAATTTAAGAGATATTTATCTTTTTTAAGATCTTTATATATATTTTTTAGTACTAAAATATTATTATATAAGATATTTAAGTCTTTGGGAGAGAATTTATTCATGATAATTTTTCTTTTTATTTTTTCAATATCCCTTATAGAAGTTAATTGACTTCTTAAAAATTCCCATTTTTTATTATCTATAATATATTGGGTAATCTCATATTGTTTATTCAATAAATCACTATTAGTAATTGGATTTAATAACATATAATCAAATTCTCTCTTTCCCATAATTGATACACAATTATTCAAAAAATCTTTAATAGATGAAAGTTTACCTGTAAAACGTTGATCTGATATTATATTTAATTGTTTAAGTGAATGATTAGCTAAAATTAATTTATCATTATATTCTTCCCTTTTTGGAATATCTATTTTTTCAACTAAATATGGATTGTGCTTTTCTACAAAATTTAATAAAAAACATAAACTTTGACAAGCTATACATGAATAAAAATAATCTTCCATTGAAAATAATTCATTATTAAAATATTTATTTAATATTAAATTTTGATATTTTTGTTGTTCACATTTTCTAGCTTCTTCGATCATAGTAGAAGAATTACTTTCATTTAAAAATATTTTATGAATTTGTATTGAATTTAAATTAATAAATGAAATTATAGTTTTAATCTCATCATCAGAGAGATTAGAAATTATAATACTTTCTTTTGGATTATAAACACTTAAAAATTTTTCTAGATAATCATATATTCCTGGTGTTAGTTGATATTCATTACTAAATTCAAAAATATTAGTTTTACCTGTTAATATATCAATATTTGATATTCCAATTGTAATTTGTTCCGGACAAATTTGATTTTTTTTGGAATAATGAATCCAAATACAAGTTATATTATTGGAGATTTCTTGAGAATCCTGAGAGAAATATGTTCCTGGAGAATAAATACATGAGAGACTTCTTGTAGTATTTTTAGAAGGACTATCTTGTGTATAAACTGCTACAGTAAAACCATTATCTTGTAATTTTTTAATATATTTTTCTAATTGAGGTAAACCAAAACCAGCCATTACAACATTATTATGTCCAACACACATATTTTTTTTACTTATAGTCATATCATTAATTTCAGCAAATTCTTTAATTAAACTACCCTTGTAAGATCCATCTTTTTCCAGAAGTGCATAACATTCAAAAAATGAACCAACTTGCATTAAAACTAAAGACTTCTTACCATAATTATCAATTAATTCTTTAGTTAATTTTAAATAGTCTTGAATAATGGTCATAAATCTTAATAAAATTAATATTTATATATTTAAATCAATATTAAATATTAATTAATACTATAGATGCTGAGAGAATTTACATTAGTAAGTTTAACAACAGGTTTTACATCTATATTATATTTAATCATAGCTAAAATTTTAGAAAGTTATACATCTCCAATAATAGCAAATGGTATAGGATTAATTGTAGATATAACATTAGATTTTTTATTCCAATCTTGGATATTTTTAGATAATATAAATATAAAAAAATATTCTTTAATAGTAAAATTTATAATATCAAAATTGATAACAACTACAACATCACAAATTTTATTTATAATTTATATTAAATATTTTAAGATTAAAAATTTTGATAATACTTTTATTAGAATTATAATATCTATTTTAGTATTTTTATTTTTAGTTTTTCCATTAAGTAAATATTTTGTATTTTCAGTTTAATCTATTTTTCTAAAAATAGTTAAAAATTCTATATACGAGGATAAAATGTTAATGTGTATCCCCCAGGCTTGGGGGGCGTTTGCTCATCTGGACCGGATGTAACACCAAGCGCAATCATTGTTGTCCTCTGGTCCGATTCACTCGCTGACACGATATGACTGATTGTTCCATTTAACATCCATTGGACGTTTAAATCTTTAGATCCTCTAAAACTATAGGCTGTTAGATCAGATACATCATTAACATAATTCACACTCAGAACTCTTTTGTAATCACTTAGTAAAATTACTAATATCCATGTTTGGTCACTATCGTTGGTTCTGACGGCATAAAATGAAATTTTATCTAGTGAATTAGGGCCTGTATTTGGTGGATGTGGGAGAATAGGTATTGTTGGTGGGTAAAATAGCAATGTGTAACATGTATTATTAAATCCATTCTTAGAACAGGAACTATTGCCCAGTCCTATCATAGCAATAGTTGGATATCCACCTGATGTAACATTAAGCCAAATTTCATCTCCATTTAAGAAAATTTTTCCACCTAATGTCCATGTTAGAGGTGGCGTCCGGGCGCCGGCGTTGAGGGGGAGATAGTTTACCGTAAATTGATAGTTTTTTAGCGCAGATGCATCGGTATATGTACCAGTAAGTCCATTCGCTAATAGAATTTTTTCGTAAGTGCCTTTGGATATTCCAAGACCAATAGGGAATGGGTTCGGCGGGAGCTTCTCGATAATGGAAAAATCTGGAACACCAATTACTAAATTCACTCTTGGTCCAGGTGTAGGTGGAGGAGGTATAGGTGAAGGTACAGGTGAGGAAGGTGTTAAGTTAGAATCAGTATTTTTTTCTATACAAGTTAGAAATGCAGGAATATTATTAATTCTTACAATTTTCAATATATCAGATTGTGTATTAGGATTGGTATATGTTCCATTTTGTCTTTGCACAGCATATGTTTGATGTCTATGATGAGGATTAGATTTAACTTTAGATAAATAATTATAAAATGATGTTTTTTTTAAGCGTCCATCCACATTAGACATAGGTCCACTTCCTCCAATAGGTGGAACTTTATTTTCTAATACTAAATTTTTAAATTTTTCTTGATTTATTTGTAAAGATTTAATAAAATCAAATCCACTTACATCATTACCTAAATTACAATTACCTGGATCTCTAGTCCAAAATCTTTGTGGATCAGTCCAAATTTTTCTTTTATTAGGAGGAACTATACATAGCGAAGAATCTATAGTCATTTTTATAATATTAATTTTTATTTTAAATTACAAATTTAAAATGATAATTAATATATTTTATTAAAATGATTAAAAATATAGGAGAAAAAAAAGATAGTAAAATTTTTGTTTCAATAGCTTGTTTTATGGATAATGATATTCTTAATACAATAGATGATTGTATCCAAAAAGCTGAATATCCAGATAATATTGTATTTGGTATATGTTTTCAATATGATCCTGATGATGATTATTTAAATATATATAATAATAATCCACAATTTAGAATACATAGAATGCATTGGAATGAGGCAAGAGGACCAATATATGCAAGATATTTTTGTTCACAATTAATTAAAGATGAAGAATATTTTTTACAAATCGATTGTCATACCAGATTTTTTGATAAATGGGATTCTAAAATTATAAATGAATTAAAAAAATGTAATAAAAAAACTGATAAAGCAGTTATTTCATACTATCCTTTAAATATTAAGGATATGAATAATCCTGAAATGCAAAAAAAAATTGGACATATAACAGCATTTAGATATATTGGAACTGATGCAATTAAAAGCCATAGTTACTTAGAATTAATACCTAATGAACCAAAAGAAAGTTGGGGAATAATGGCTGCAATGATATTTATGAGAATAAAAGTATTAAGAGATGTTCCATATGACCTTAAATTATATCACGGTTATCATTCTGAAGAACAATTTTATTATGCAGTTAGATTATGGACTCATGGATATCAATGCTATACTCCAAGTTGTCATATATTAGCTATGGAATATGTAACAAACCGTAATAGAATATCAAATTTAGCAAAGATGCATTTAGCAAAAGGAGTGCATGAATGGCATGAAAAAACATGGAAAAAATGTAAATATTATTTAAAATTAGATTCTTTTAAAAATGTGGATTGTAGAGAATATAAAGATGATATTATAGAAAATCATAATATATATGGATTAGGTAAAGAGAGAAATATTATTGATTATTATAAAATGACAAATTTACATGATAGATTATGTATATTATTTCCTTATTATAATGAATATCAAAATTTATATATTTAATTAAAAGGATATACTAAACTATTTTGAATATTTCTCTCAATAAAAAAATTACTTTTAACTCTATTTACCTCATTACTTTCTAGATCATTTGGTTTTTCTGTGCAAAAAAAAGTGATAATTGTCTTTCTTGATCCTGATATAATAGGATTAACTTGATGAGAGCATATACCAGGAAATACAATAGCTGTATTAGCTTTTGGTTTTAAAGATTTATAATATTCAGGTAGAACTAATTCTCCACCCTCATAATCATCATTTAATATTAATGACAGTGCAAATTTTCGATGTTGATGTGGATATGGAGTATCTCTATGTGGAGCAAAACGTCCATTAATTTCAGAATTATATGAACATATTTTGTATAATTCACGATATTGTACATCAAAATAAAATATTTTTTTAATTTCTGGAAACAAACTTCTTGATAACTTATTATCAATCATTTTTTCTAATTCTAGATCAGGATATACATGTAATCTATTTTTATTACAATTATTATGAATTTCCTTATTAGAGGTATTATTATAATAATCTAAAACTTTATTTAATAAATTTTTGTCTAAGACATTTTCTATAATTAAATAAGGAATATTTTTAAATGAAATATTTTTTTCTATTTTTAAATCAATAATTTCTTGTATAGTATTGAATTGTTGAATCTGTTTAATTCTTCTATTTGCATCTAAAATATATAATAAATTTTTATCTTTTTGTAAAATATTAGGAAATTTATTTTTATTTATAAAGTAATCTGGAATGTTTAAATTTTCTTCTATCTCTCCATATAATAAAAATAAATTATAATTTCTAAAATTTAAAATAATATCTAATACTGGTTTTTCTATTTTATCAATTATTATTATAAATATATCTTTATCATTTACAATATTATAGATTTCTTTACTACCAATTTTAATAAATGGAAAATAATCCCCAATTTCTAAAAAATTTTCTGGAACTTTTTCATCCTGATTAAAATCGATTTTTTGTGTATATAATAAATCAAAAATTAAATCTAGATTATAATTTTGTTCTCTTAATCTTTTTTCAATTATATTTAATGGTAAACCTTTTAATTTTTCATATTCTTT